TAGCAGTCGATGCATTCTTGTAAATATTCTACTGTTACTTCTAAAAATTCAGCAGTCTCATATGCTGACTGGCATCCCGATTCAAAAGCGTTGACGATCCCAGTCAGCCCGATCAGCTTGTTATATCCCCACAGACGAGCCTGTCGTTCCTGCTTCCGATTTGAAACATTTTCCATATCAATGATGTTCCCAACAGATGTATGATGGTGTCCAAGCTCCTCGGCGAGCGTACAGGTTTTTTCGACCGATGTTTCCAATCTTTCATTTATTCCTATGATTCCATCATTATATAGACCTTTGATTCTTTCACTTTGGAATTTCCATAAGAAAACATCTATACCGTCCTTGCAGGCTTCGTCTTCCAGACGCTCAAATGAGTTCATAGTAAACACCTCCCGCTGTAGTATATCAGTTATACAGTCCAATAATCAGGACTCTCTCTTTCGATTCTTTACAAACTCTGCAAATTGCTTGATTTCTTTCAGCTCTTCCTCTGTATATTCCTCGCCATCGAAGTGAGCGGCGAGAGTAGTAGGTGGTGCAGACACACTTTTACATATTTCGCCATCAACTAGTTTTTCGGCATCCAATCCAAGTTCACGTGTTATTTTTAGAACATTTGTAATATTTGAATTGGCAACGCCGCGGTTAAGTATGCTGTTGAGCGTGGTCCAAGGCATGTCAATTATTTCAGTGAATTTCTTCAAACTTCCATATTCTTGTATGATAAGCGCTTTCAAATTTGACTCAAGTTCATTCATCAGGTGTCGCCCTCCTTCCTATTTGTCTATGATTCGATAATATCATTAAAATCTCGAAAAATCAATATAAAATAATTTATTTAAAAAAATAATTCTCGAAAAATAGAGAAACAGTATTGACAATCACGAAAAATCGTATATACTTTAAAATATAATCACGAAAAATCGAGAGAGGAAGTGAGGAAGTGTTTCCAAATTTAGAAGCAGAAATGGCAAGATCGAAAATAACTCAAACAAAGTTGGCAGATATGTTAGGTATTACACCTACCACATTATCATTCAAATTGAATGGGAAAAGCACATTGTCATTGAAAGAATGCGTGGAAATCAAGAAAAAAGCTTTTCCCGATAAGACATTGGATTATCTGTTCCAAACGGATGATCCAGACAAGAAGGAGGTGGTATAGATGGAGGAGAAAACTCAAAAAAGTATAAAAAAGACGCTTGAATTAGAAGAAGGAACGCTATCGGTTGAAATATCTGCCGAGAACGTCCCTGTATCGAGAACTAATAGTTCTTATGAAATGTTTTTAGAAACATTAGTCGAAAGAACAAAAGAAGAATTTAAAAATTTATAAGGTCGGTCTGTATTAAATGAAAAATTAATTGTTGAACCTTAATATACCCTTTCATCATTTGATAGGAAGAGTATACAAAAAAATCACAGAAAGGGAAGAAGGAGGAGAAAGGCAAGGGAACAGGAATACAAAACTAAAAGACAAGTTGCTGGATTATTTATTACAAACAAATGAGGGGGGTGAAAAAATGGTATGTACTGGAAAAGTCCCCATTCCTATAGTGGCTTATGTCTACGGAAAAGATGCCTGTTGGGTCCGGGCCGGATTAATAAGCGGATATCTTCCAATTGGTTTTGCAACAAGAAAAGGAAAGCAGATAACTCAAATATCTGAAATGGATTCTAGGAAAGGAAGAATAAGCTACTTCGTTTCACCGAAAAAGCTATATGAGGAGACTGGATTTGAGTGGAATGGAGAAAAGACGGTAGAGGAGATCATATGCCGTGAAAGAAAAAAGAAATAGGGAGGTGATAGAGATGCATCGAAGAAAACTGCGGAAATACCGGATCTTAAAAGACATCTGTGCAGTGGTCGGGGGAGTTGCCGTACTGGTGATGGCTGGATCTGCTGACAGTTACAGCCAGAACATTATTTCAACGGCAGAGTTTTTGCTGTCGTTCGGGATCGCCCTGGACATGATGATAGTAGCGTACATGTTGCATGGCTGTGTGAAAGACAGGGAGAAGCATTATCTTCAGATCCGGGAACTACGTCGGAGACATCGGCGACAAGATATAAAAGAGTGTACAAGCGATACGATAGCGCAGAAAGGAGAAACATGAAACAACCGAAAAAGTTGACGAGGGACCAGAAGAAGCTGGTGAAGGAAGTCGGATTGAATCCTGATGAATGGATGTGCCACTACGAAAATAATGAGTATTTACATATCGTAGAAAAGGCGGAGCCGGCCGAGATGAAAATTATCGACAGAAAAAGAAAAGCCCTCTGCTAAGAGAGGACTAATCTAAAAACCCAATTTCATTATAAAGAAGAACGTGGAGGATGTAAATGAAAAACATTAAATTGTTGAAAATGCATATACAGAATTTCAAGGGCTGTAAGGATAGAGAAATAAGTTTTGGAGAGAAAACTGCGATTGGCGGTGTAAATGCTTCTGGAAAAACAACCGTATTTGATGCATTCACATGGCTTCTCTTCGGAAAAGATTCCCTTGGAAAATCGAGTTTTGATATCCGACCAAGGGATAAAGCAGGAAACATGATTAACAACGTGGAAATTAGCGTAGAGGCCACTATTTGCTTCGGCGAAGATGAATACGTGCTGAAAAAGGTACAGAAGCAGATCTGGAGAAAGAAGCGTGGAACGAATATTACGGAGTTCCAGGGCAACGTCAATGAATTTGAAATCAATGGGTATCCGAAGAGTGAGAAAGAGTTTAAAGAATTTGTTCACGCAGAAATTGATGAAAACATCTTTAATCTCATTACAAACTCGAATGCTTTTAATGCTCTTCCGTGGAAAGAACAGAGAGAAGTATTGATGAAATTTGTTGGTAATTTCTCAAATGTGGAGATTGCACAGCAGTTCGGTGAGAGATTTCAGAAGCTGGTTCCGGAACTAAAAATCGCAAGCACGGATGATATCTTCAAGAAGTACACCAAAGCAAAAAACACGCTGAACAAAGACATGGTTGAAATTCCAGCGAGAATCGATGAAATATCAAAACAGCTTGTGACCGCAGACGTTGGAGCTTTAGAAGTTGAGAAAGCGGCGAAAGAAGTCGCACTCAAAAAGGTGGAAGATGAAATAACCGGCGGTGCAGATAAACTTGAGACAATCAATGAGCTTCGCAAACAGGTGATGGATAAGAAAATCGCACTGAGTGAGATCCAGAACACGGCAAACGAACAACTGGCAAAAGAACGCATGGATTCCAGAGTGAAGTTTGACGAAGTGCAGAAAGTGTTCTTCGCAGTACAAGATCAGATGAAACAGTTGGAGCGAGAACGCACAGAATACATCTATGAGAGAGACCGGAGTGAACGGGAAAAGGACAGATTGCTTGAAGAATGGAAAAAAGTGAAGAAGTGTGAATTCGCTGAATATGTTGCACCGGCACCATATGTTGAACCGGAACCGTTAAAAGAATCTGATCTGATTTGCCCAACTTGCGGACAGGATTTACCAGAAGAAGTAAAACAGAAACGGATTGCTGATTATGAAGCGAAATGCAGACGTGAAAGGGACGCATATGAAGCAGGTTGCGAGGCTCTCAAGAAGAAGTACGAAAAAGATAAAGAAGATTTCCAAACAAAGAAAGATCAGGATCTCAAACGAATCACTGAAGCAGGACAGAAAGCGGCTGACGCTGTGAGAGCCAATCAGAAACTGATTGATGAAAGAACTAATGTATTGGAATCTCTGAGAAGCAAGTTCGATGCTTCCAAAGCGGAGTACGATTCCATGAAACAGGCTTTTGATACAATCCCTGCTGTTGCTGATGTTTCTGAAAATCCGGCATATGTGAAAACCAAGGAAGAGATTGTGGCTATTGAAAAGCAGATTGAAGAACTGAGCAAGGAATCTTCTGGAAAAGCAGAGCTGGAAGCCAAGAAGGCAGTACTGAAAGATGAGATTACAGAGATTGAAGCGAAGATCAAGGCAGCAGACAACACCAAAGTAAATGGCCGTATCGCTGAACTGGAAGAAGAACAGAAAGCTGTCGGACAGAAGATAGCAGAGCAGGAACAGATGATTGACCTGACAGAAGATTTCATCCGGGTGAAGATGGATCAAATCTCTAATGCGATCAACGACAAGTTCCAGATTGTATCCTTCCGTTTGTTTGAGGATCAGATCAACGGTGGATTGAAAGAGACGTGTGAATGTACGGTAAACGGCGTGCCGTTTTCTTCACTGAACAATGGTCACCGTATCATTGCTGGACTTGATATCATCCGATCATTGTCTGAACTGTACGGTGTAAGTGCTCCGGTATTTATTGATAACAGCGAAGCTGTTAATACAGAGAACTTCCCTGAAATGGATGCTCAGATGATTCATCTGGTAGTAACTGACGACAAAGAATTAAAAGTAGAAAGCGAGGATAAATAAATGATTCGTGCAAAAGAAGGAGAAATTGATTTTAAAGGAACTCTCGATACATTACTCAGTGAGTATGCAGTTATTACGAGAGAATTTCGTTTGATGATGGCTGAAGCTTTTGAGTCGGAAGAAGAGGCTCAGAGAATAATCAAAAGAGCGTATGATCTCGGATGCATGTCTAATGAGGAAATTGATAAAGAGATTGAATTGGACAAAGAGGAGTTTGAAAAGAGCGAAGGTGCTAAAATTATTGGAATCTTGTTTTCAGGAGGTATGAAACATGATGCTGATTAAGGCAAGATACATTAAAGCCGACAAGCCGGCTGGTCGTGAATACACATTTGAAAGCGATGTGATGGTAAAGCTGGGCGATGTCATAATGATCGGTAAAGCACAGGCCGTAGTAACCAATACAAATGTCCCGGAGGAAGAAGTTCTTCCATTCCGGGACAAGCTCAAAAAGATTGATGGGAAAGCGGAGGAAGATTAGATGGCAGAAGAAAAGAAAGAGGTAGCTCAGAATCAGGAATTCACTACAGCTTTAAGTACTTGGACAAATACGATTACAGGACTTGTTACTCGTGATTTTGAGAAGTGCGGAGTTGAATTTGACGAATATTCAAAGAAATGTGCTATGTCAGCAATGAGCAGTATTTTTCAGCTTGTTCAGAACACGGATAAAGCAACAATGAACGACCTGAATACATCAAACCTGAGAGAGATTGTTGAGCAGTGCGCAAGCCTGAAACTGAACGCACATGCTGTTCCGAGAGAGGTTTATTTCCAGTTGCGCAACAAACAGATCAATGGCGAATGGAAAAAAGTCGTTGAAATGGGGATTGAGGGCGACGGAAACGATGCTCTTCTCCGTCAGTTCGGGAACGATGTAAAAAGGGTTCATCCGGTATGGCTGGTAAAAGAGGGCGATGATTTCACCTATCCGAAACGAAAGGGACTTGATGTGGAGCATCCGTCATGGGAAGAAAAAGGATTGTCTCAGAAAGTTGTGAGAGTTGTGTATCCAGTCGAATTAATGAACGGAAACGTAGAGTACCTGATCTCAGAAAGAGACAGTGTGAAAGTTAATCTGATTGCTCATATCCGTAACAACATGATGAATGAGACATTCGATATCTGCAAAGACAGATATAAAGCCACACCGGAGCAGAAAAAGAAGATCAAGCAGAAGAAAGAAGAAATTCTGGATGCGGTCCGCAAGTGTGAAACTCTGGAAGATATGCTGAATTGCGAGGTGGCAAGACCGTTTATTTCCGCAGCATGGCTTGATACGCCGGAGGCAATGTTTACCCGTAAGATGCGGAATAATGCAATCAAGAAATTTCCGAAAAACCTTAATAGTATTGCAAGTTCTTCTCTGCTTCAGATGGATGATACATATAAAAATGCACAGGAAGAAATCAGAGAGAATGAGAACTCACAGCCGTTTGACGTTGAGGAAAATGTGGTGGCAGAGTGTGAGGCTGTGGAAGTACCAGATTTTGCAAAGGAGGATACGCAGAATGAGAGTCATTAGTCAGACATTTATGGATTTTCCGTATGAACATATCGTTGTTTTTGTAGATGATAACAAAGTATGCTGCCGTCCTGTCAATGATATGAGCGGAAGATATTACCTGTTGGGCGAATACGAAACCAATGAGCGGGCGCAGGAAGTATTTAATATTATTCACGAAGAGTACGAAGAGATTCCATTAATGGAAGACGGGGAACATCTTTATAACACGCCATGCTTCATTATGCCGGAGAAATGATATGGAGCTAAAAGTAATTAATTCCGGATCTTCCGGAAACGGATATGTGCTGATTTCAGGGGCGGGAGAAATCCTGCTTCTGGAATGCGGAGTAAAAGGAATCGAAATGAAACGGGCAATAGATTTTCAGGTAGGTAATGTAGCCGGATGCTTATTGTCACATATCCATCAAGATCATTCCGGCAGAATCAAGGATTATCTAAATTCCGGCATCAAGGTTTATGCAAGCGATGAAGTGTCGAGTGACGTTCTTGCTGTTACTGGAGAGAAAACGGTTCCATTACCAAGGATGCGAAAGAAGAAGCTGGGAGGATTTACGGTGATACCTTTTCATGTTCCGCACAGTGAAACAGAATGTGATGGATGGCTGATAAATCACGAAGAATTAGAAACCCTGCTGTTTATCACCGATGCAGAATATTGTCCTTATAATTTTTCAAACATGAATATCACTCATGCCATGATCGAGTGTAACTACAGCGAAGATTATTTAAGCAGGGCTGAAGACTACGGAAAATTTGAACACGTTCTTCACGGACACATGGAATTGCAAACGTGTAAACGGCTCATACAGACGATTAACAACCCAAATCTTATAAGTATAGGCCTGTTGCATTTAAGTGGCGGAAACAGCCACCCAGAGCGATTCAGGCAGGAAATAAGAAATCTCGTTGATTGTGATGTGAATGTATGGGTAGCAGAAAAAGGATTTCAGACAGAGCTCGGTCTGTATCCGTTCTGAGGGGGTTATATGTGGATTATAAAAATTTTAAATGAAGTTGATAGGTTTTTAACATCAATTGCGGAATGGTTTTATGAATAAACAACAATTTTGACCGGTCAAATTTACATATATCAAAATTCAGAGAAAGGAAATGTGATTATGGAAACATTGAAATTGCAGGAAGTAGCAGGAGGAGCATTACAGGAGAAAGCCAATCAGGCATTGCAGAAGGTATTTGCTAATATGCAGGATCCGAATACTCCTTGGAAGAATAAGCGTGTTGTGACAATCAAACTGTCATTCACGCAGAATGAGGACAGGGATGATTCTGCTTGTGAGATTTCCGTGGATACAAAACTTGCCCCGGTTAAACCGGTAGAAACAAAGTTCTCTCTTGGAAAGAATCTCAAGACAGGCGAAGTGGAAGCTGTGGAATACGGTCCGGGAATCAAAGGTCAGATGTCATTTGCAGATATGCAGCCGCAGGAAGCAGTGATTGACGGAAAAACCGTTGATACAGAAACGGGAGAAATCAAAGATAACAATGTCATCAGAATGGCAAGATAATAGGAGGAAAACATTATGTCAGGAGTTATTAAAGAAGCGATTGAGTATTTATTGGGGCTGAATGATCCATATATAACGAGTATTGATGAAATTACGTATTCAGACAAAAAATTAGAGCCGGTTATTCACAATCCGAAAGCATCAACAATTCGGATGAATACTCTGACAAGCCTTGTGGATTATATCAAAGCACAGGTTGATAAGATGGATGAAAAGATGATTGTGCATGTGCAGAGTCCGACTAAAGTATCACTTTATTCAGCTCTTGACGGTGAACGGATTAGAGAAAATATGGTTGAGGTGGTTGCCAGAGTACCAGAGTTTGAATACGGAAGATTCATCGATCATGAACGCTTCTGCATTGGCTTACAGGCAAAATTCCTTGATGATCCAGAGAGTGACCGCGCATTGGTATTAAAGTTTGCCGGAACTGTGGAAGATGGAACGGTGTCACAGTACAGTGATGACGGCATTTCGCAGAAAGCGACAATTAAAACGGGAATTGCATCTAAGGGAGATGCTCTCGTACCGAATCCAGTGAAATTACGTCCGTATCGTACATTCCATGAGGTTCAGCAGCCAATGAGTGAATTTATTTTTCGTATGAAATCAGATGATAGTGTGAAATGCGCTCTTTTTGAAGCGGATGGCGGCGCCTGGGAGAATGTGGCAATGAGAAACATCAAGGACTACTTAGAAGTAGAGCTGGCGGATTATCCGAATTTTACAATCCTTTCATAATAGGCAAAACGTGAGCCGCCTGCCTAGTGGGTGGGCGGCAGACAGGAGAAAATATGAACAAAGTAATTTTAATGGGACGACTCACGAGAGACCCGGAAATTAGATATTCGCAAGGAGAAAAAGCGACAGCGATTGCAAGATATACGCTTGCTGTAGATCGCAGATTCAAAAGAGATGGGGATCAGACTGCTGATTTCATTAACTGTATTGCTTTCGGGAAACTGGGAGAATTTGCGGAAAAGTATTTACGACAGGGTACGAAAATAACTGTCTGCGGACGGATCCAGACTGGAAGCTATACGAATAGAGATGGAGTGAAGGTTTACACAACTGATGTTGTTGTGGAAGAACAGGAATTTGCGGAGAGTAAGAGTAAGCAGCAGAGCAATACTCAGGCAGGACCATCACCATACGGACCAGCTCCGGAGTCTGGAGATGGATTTATGAACATTCCGGATGGAATTGATGAAGAACTGCCATTTAATTAGAGTGGCGATTTGGTGAACGAAATCAAAGGTTCTGGCAGAAAGAAGGTGAAAAAACTTGGATGGGCAATACAGAAAACCATCTGACGTAACACAGGAGTTTGTAGATTTCTTGGAAGAGTCAAAAGCCGTATATGAGAACGCAAGGAAAAAATGTGAGGAATACGATTCGATGGAACGTCACATTTACTGGGCGCATAAGTTTGAATTTGCAAAGGATCGGAACGAGAGAAATCGCCTTGCTACGAAATACCAGAACGAGCGAAAAGAACGGAGACGATACAAAAATATTTGCGATGAATACAAGATTCTTGCAGGATTTATAAACAGCGATAATAACAAAGGAGCGTTGAAAAGACTCAAGGGCTTGATCGAAGTTCAAAGGCGTGAAGAAGAATACATCTCAAATAAGCGGGTGTATAAAGGCGGTGATTGAAAATGACTTACAACAATATCGCAAGGGCAAAGATGGTTGAGAAACGTAATAAGCAGTTTGTTCTTTCTATTAATTCAACACTTAATGATGACAGTGGAATTTACTTCCTTACACGAACTGATGAAGATGGAATCAAATATGCGTATATAGGACAGGCAAAACACATTCTGACAAGGCTTGCACAACATCTGGTTGGATATCAGCATATTGATTTATCCATCAAAAAACACGGGTGGTATACAGATGATAATCTGTGTGGGTGGAAGATCGGATTCATGAATTGTCCAGAAAGTGAACTGGATAAAAAAGAACAGCATTATATCAAGATGTATGCTAAGCACGGTTACCAGCTTCGGAATAAGACCGCTGGCGGGCAAGGACAGGGAAAGACCCAGATTGATGCATACCGGCCCGCAAAGGGATACAGAGACGGTATTGCACAGGGAAAGAAAACACTGGCAAGGGAATTATCCCACATCATAGATAAGCACTTGACGGTAACGCTTCAAGACGGAAAAGAATACAATAAAGTATCTCAAAAGGCAATGGAGAAATTTAATGCTCTGTTAGACGAAAAAAATTATTAGGAGGAAACGGCATGATACATAACTTTGATATAAACATAGCGGAAAAATACGGGATCAATGCTGCGATCATCCTGCAAAATATGTATTACTGGATCGAGAAAAACAGAGCAAATGAAAAGCATTTCCATGATGGATACTACTGGACTTACAACAGTCTGAAAGCTTTTGAAGAACTGTTCCCTTATATGAGCAATAAACAGATCAGAGGCGCATTAGAAAAGCTGGAAGAAGAAGGGGTTATTGTCTGTGGAAACTACAATAATTCCACTTATGATCGGACGAAATGGTATGCCATTACTGAGGCTGGGTATGAACTTCTCCAAGAGGGCAAATGCATTGTGCCAAAAGGGCAAATGGAAAGTTCCGAAAAGGCAAATGGAATGTCCCAAAAGGGCGAACCAATACCAAATAATAAACCATATAATAAACCAAATAATAATATATGTGCAGCAGAGCCGCACGACGACGAATCGGAAAATGAGGATCAGGAAAAACAGGCTTCTCGTGATGAACAGCTTCGTAGTGATTTTGAGATTATATACGGCATTTACCCTAAAAAGCGTGGAAAGACGGTTGCATTTGCCAATTACAAGTTGTGGGTTGGTAAAGGCAAGGATGTCGGCGGCAAGAAGTACAAGCTGACCAACCGGCAGATCTACAAGGCGGTGCAAAAGTATGTAAGACAGCAGGAAGAAGCCGGACAGGATGATTACCAGTACTGGAAGAATTTTGACACTCTGATGGGTCGGCAGCTTCTTGACTATGTGGATTGGGAGGATTCGTGATGGGGTATGTGGAAGAGCAAAATATCATCGGCGCCCTGTTGATGGACAATAACAGTGTCTCTGAAATTTATTCTATGATTTCGCCGGAAATGTTTACTTCGGAGTTGCTGGGGCGGATGTATCTGGAATTTCTTCGTGGATATGATAACCACCGGGAAGTAACGATTGCAGTCCTGCTACAGAGACTTACTGGTGGATCCTACCCAGAATATGCCATCCAAGATACTATAAAAGCATGTGTTTCTAACACTTTGACGAGTGCGACGATCAAAAGCTATGCGAATGTACTTTTGAGAGATTATAAGACACGGAAACTCAGGGAAACGGTACAAAGAGTGGTTCCGAACGCTGGGAATATTGATGTTCAGATCGCAGATCTGATCCGGGACTTAGAAGCGTTGCAGGAAGGAGAGCAGGTTTTATCAAAGTCATTGCCGGAGATCGTCAAGGAAAACAGGGATAAATATTTTTGCGACAGAGAAGACGAGAGGATGTACATTGGTTTTTCTAAGCTGGATGATCTTCTAGGAGGCCTGGAAGGTGGAGACATGATTGTGATCGGAGCACGTCCCGGAGTGGGGAAGTCTGCTTTGGTTACGCAGATTACCTCGAACATGGCGGCACGTGGGAAACGAATCGGATTTTACAATCTGGAAATGCAGGAAAAACAGGTGTATGAGCGCTTTATTGTGGCGCAGAGTGGAATTAGGCTGACGAGATTACGGAGGGCGAAGAAATTCCTTGGTGACGAGAAAGAGCGGTTTGACAGGGCAAATGAGGAGCTTATGAAGCGTGACAGTATCGTGATTACCACAGGTAGTAAGGCGATGAGTGAGATCCGATCTGAAAGCAGACACATGGGATATGACATTATCATAATCGATTATCTGCAACTTTTGAAAGCGGACAAGTCTTACCGGGGAAATCGGTATGCGGAGGTTGGATCCATTTCTAAGGCAATCAAGGCTCTGGCAATGGAGCTAAATATTCCGATCATTGCACTATCACAGCTTAACCGTGTATCTGAGGCCCGTGAGACGAAAGAGCCGACAATGGCAGAACTTAGGGAGGCTGGAGACATTGAGCAGGATGCGAGTGTAATTATGCTTCTCTGGAATATATCCCAAGACGATAATTCAAAAAAGGGATGTAAGGTAGAAAAGAATCGGCAGGGAAGACCAGGAAAAGAGATATTAAGGTTTGACGGTGATTTGATGCAATTTGTTGAATCCGAAGAATCTGTAAAGGAGGCGCAGGAGTGGGCAAGAGTCAATGATGATGATTGTCCGTTTAAGTAATATGGCAGGAAAGAAGATTGTAAAAGGATCTGAAGAATGGCAGATGTTTCAAGATTTCTGGAAACTTGCGCAGGAGATATGGGAGCCGGAAGATACGGATGAGTATTGGCAAGAGGTTATCGGTAAGACAGATGAATTTTACAGAAAATACAAAACACCGTATGCCCGTGAATTTGCCATTGGAATCACAAATGCATTAGACAGAGTTCACAAGGATAGGAGGCGAAGTGAGAAATGATACCGAGAAAAGGAATGAATCCGGCGTTAGCGAGGTTAACACAGCAGAGAAAAGAAAATATGCTGATTAGTGCGGCAGGTAAAGCGAATCTGATTATATCGCTTATGGTGCTTGCGGATAAGTTCGATTTTACACCGGAACAACTAGAGAAATTCATAGATGAGTCTCAAAAGCAGTTGGAAGCGTATAACAGTGGTTATGTAGAGAGTGTGAATGATTTTATCGGTGTGCTGAAAGAAGAGTATGGGATTGAGGTGAATTAAATGTTAATCAGAAGTCAGAATAAAGTACAGTTGATTCCAGTGGGAGAGTTTGCGTTCAGTGTTATGCTTAATGGTTCTATTTCTGCCAATAAGAATATTTTTGCAACTGTACATGAAGCGACTCAATCAATAGTCGGCAGATATTCAACCAGAGAGAAAGCGATTAAGGTGCTGGATATGATCTGTGATGCATATGAGGTGACAATATGACAACAGAGCAGAAAATACAATACATAGCTGATCATTACGGATACGAACCGCAGAGTCGACAGCCTATCGAAGAAATGGCGGAGTTGACAGTGGCGATTAACAAAGGATGGAGAAAGAGTCACCCACTTGAATACTCGGCTGGATCAGAATATGAGCATATTATTGAAGAGATGGCAGACACGGTGATTATGATCTGGCAGATAAAATATCTTCTTGGCGTGGGGGAAGGAGAGTTGTCGAAAATCATTGAACAGAAATTGGATAGACAGATTGAAAGAATCAAAAAAGAGTAGAAAGGAGCCGCCTCCGGCCGGGGAAAGGGTATATCGGGCTTCTTAGAAAAATGGATAAAGAGAAAAAATCAATAGAGAGAATAAAGATGGCAAGCGAAATGAGCCTACATCACTATGGAAAACCGCTTGTTTGCACGTATAGCGGAGGGAAAGACAGTGATGTGATGCTAGAGTTGTTCAAACGATCCGGAATACCGTTTGAGGTACATAATAGCCATACCACAGCAGACGCACCCCAAACAGTTCAGCATATTCGGAAGGTATTCCGGGCTTTGGAAATGCAGGGTATCCCGTGCGAAATTGAGAAACCAACCTACAAAGGAAAAAGAACAAGCATGTGGGAACTGATACCTCAGAAACTTATGCCACCGACACGGCTTGTGAGATACTGTTGTTCTGTCTTAAAGGAAACGGGATGTAAAAATAGATATATTGGAACAGGAGTAAGATGGGACGAAAGTATAGCAAGATCAGATCGCGGAGAATTTGAGAGACTTGGAAAGACAAAAAAAGAAACTGAGAAATTTGATGCAGTCATGCTGATGAACGACAATACAGCATCCCGCCGAATGACAGAGTTATGTATGCGAAAGAATAAAATGGTAGTCAACCCGATTATTGATTGGACGCATACCGATGTATGGGAGTATATCCATTCAGAACATATTGAAACATGCGAATTGTATAAAATGGGATACGACCGTGTGGGCTGTATTGGATGCCCTATGATGGGCAAGAAACGCTGGAAAGAATTTGCGGACTTTCCAAAATACAAAAGCCTATATATACATGCGTTTGAACGGATGCTTAAAGAGCGAAACAAAAGAGGGAAAGAAAGCAAATGGGAAACAGGGGAAGAGGTTTTTAGCTGGTGGATGGAAAATGATGATATACCAGGTCAAATGTTCTTAGATGAAATTTGTGGTGATGAGAATTAAAACACAACAAACGAAAGGAGATCAGAGATGGAGAGATTAACAATACCAGATAAGAAGATAGACGGCGGATTAAGAAGAGCCATCATTGACGCCCGAGAAGTACGGAAAGAAGCAATGACTATTTACTGGGCGTTAAAGAAATACGAGGACACCGAACTTACACCGGAACAGATCATGGAGTTGAAAGAAGCAGTTCAGAAACTCGAAAATATATTCGGAGATGAAATTACAGTTAATCAGGTTATTGATTTTTTCGTTGATTTCTATATTGCACAGGGTGATCCAGACAGAGTGGAAAAAGCAGAACTGTTGACAAACGAAGAAGCTGCGAAGTGGCAGGGGCTGAAAGAGCGGGATACGGCGAATAAACCCGTGCAAACGGAAGATGGAATGGTATGCCCGATATGTGGTAGCAAGGCAGTTCCGTGGAACCGGTTCTGCGATGAATGCGGACAGAGATGGTGGGAAGAGGAGGACTGACATGCAGATATTAGAGAAATTTGCTTTAACTGTGGAAAAGATTATGAGGTGGACTATGATGACTATGATTTCTGCCCGAAATGTGAGCAGAAGATAGACAGATTTGGATTGGAGGATTAGAAATGATATCTAAAAAATATACTAGAGAAATGTTAAGAGGAAGAAAAGCACGAGTTCTTGTAGATATTGCTAATAAAGGTGGATGCGGTGTAAGTGCAGGGGGTACAGTGACAATCGCAAATGTTGTCCGAGGTAAAGGCTTATACATAAAAACCGAAAAATGCCCTCACTGTGGACAATATGCATATATTATAGGCGTATCAAGGGAAGATCTTGAATTAATAGAGGAGGACTGATATGCAGGAATTAGAGAAGATTCTGGAAGAAATAAATGACAGATTTGAAAATCTGACTATTGCTGATGATGAATGTAGAAAAACAGCACTTTCAAAACACAATTATGAACAAGTAAAATATTTTCAAAATGCAATGTTTTATACAGAAAGGGCAAAAGGCATTGTAGAAGAAATCATCCACAAGCACATGGGAAATGACGGCTGGATTCCGGTGGAGGAACGGCTGCCGGAAATGCCAAAAGAAAATCCGGAGTTTGAAGGAAAGAAACCGGAATTGTATCTTGTGACTGTTCGTGGAACGAAATACCCGTTTCGTGCATTTTGGAACGGATCAGATTTTACAGACGGATGGACAAGATGTAATGTTACAGCCTGGTGCCCACTTCCAGAGCCATACCGACCGGAAAGGAATGATGGTTGCAGTAGTTGCAACCATCTTTATGGTATTATCAATTTGGTATGGTATCTGTTAATGTAGCTGAAATTTAGTCAAGAATCATTAAGATTATGCAATAAAGAAAATATATCTCTTCGAGAGATATATTTTCAAATTATATAAAAGAATCATTTTTTATGGTTTTCGAGGATACATTCACGTTTCCTACAAAATCAATATTTTGCAGATAATCAACAATAATGTCTAATTCATCTTGATTATGTGTATAAATCTCCAAATGTTTCGAGTTGATAAGCGGATTATCATCCGCAAACCCTTCTGCCGCATCCTCATTTCCCGCAAAATAATCGTTTTGAAATTCTTCCCAAGCATCGTCAGAAGAAATGTACTTAATATCTTTCACTTCTGCTCTGGAGGCAAGTGTGTCATACAAATTCTGTATCTTTACTTCTATATCTTCGCCAGAAGTATCTTTGAAAAAGGCAGTGCAACAATAATTGGTATTATTTTCAAGAAATTCGGGGCTGATATCATCTTCAGTTATTTCTTCTCCGTTTGTATTATTGTATACATGTCCTCCGATGACAAGATCAGCCTGCATATGCCAGGTGGAGTGTGTATTGTTGTCCATATTCCAATTTAAGGTCTCAAGGGTTTCTCCTGTTAAATTAGAGAGCTTTAACATATTATCACTATCAATCGTCCATTTGTATGTCCCATCATAAAAACTATTAAAACCGACTAGTTTCCGGTCAAAGGACTGATCCTCGTAAAATGTCAACAATACATTATTTTCAGCACAATACCAGCTTCCGGTAATATCTACTTCTTTAGGCTGACATGAACTGGTAAATAACAGCAAAAAGAAAGATAAGAAAATAAAAGATAATTTTTTCATAATTCTCATTCCTTTAAGACATCGTAATATATTTTATACTATACTTTTTTTAAAAGAGAGTCAACCATATCATCATCAGCCGAATATTGTAAAACACATCATGTTAATGTTAAATACATTAGAAAGTGGTCAGAGATTGGAGTATGGAGAGTGAAAAAAACCCATTAAACAAAGAATTAAAAACGTGTGCGTTTTGCGGGGGTAAAGCAACAACAGGATATACAATAAACGACTATAGCCGATAAGGAGTTCAATGTGAAAAGTGCGGTTGTTGCGTAGAAGTTAATGACTTGGAAGAAGATGATACGGAAGAATGGTTTAAGAAGAAGGGAATCCATAAGAAAAAGTTGATTAAATAATTTTAAAAGGCATGTTTTTTGATGTGAAAATCGCGTCTTTTTAGATCACTTTTTTCAGATTCCCAGGAAAACTTTTCGAAAAAAAGATCACACCCTATTTTGAAAAGGGCAAAAATCTGGACGCTGGAACAATTATTCATTCCGACGTCCTTTTTCTGACAATTCCTATATATCATTTAATCTCGTATGATACCGCTGTGACGCTCCGTGGGACGATTCTAGGCTATTTATATAGATCGGTCTATGTCTGTTAATGTATGCAGTAAAAGTGGCTCAAATCGTGTTACACACAAAGAATAGCATTAAAACTGCGAATCGTCAATAGCTTGGTAAGCAATCCGAAAAAGGCAGGTGTTACCCTGCCTATGTTATAATTTCTTTTTGCGTCTCCGGTGATCCACTTAAAGCAGCCTTATACGCTTCCAGCGTCTGCGCAAAGATTCTGCGGTCCTTATCTGTTGGTATTTGTGTATATAGCGACATGACGTACCTTTCTCCCTTTTTCCCTGGGGGCTGGGAAATATTCTTTCTGATCTGCCATCTTCAGAGCCGGGAGATCATCCCACGGCTGACGGCCATTTCTGGCCGTTTCGGCTATGCAATTTTTGTATCTGTCCAGATGTTCAGAATCTGACGGAAGCGGTTTTCCTCGTCCGTGGAAAAGTTCCCATCTGCAAGATGAAAGATAGCTTTTTCTCCGTGCTTCTCATTCAGATCTTGGATAAAGTTATAAAATTCCTCGAATCTTTCCAGATCCTCTACTCGAAGAAGATACCGCTTTATCTCCTGATTAGGTAGATACGGCAAGAAAGAATCTTCTGCAACTGTCGGATTTGGGAAGAGCCCGAAAATCCGGATCTTGCTTTTCTTGTCATCTTGCGTAATCCTGTCGATCATGCTAACTACTGCGTAGTTCATTGTTTTTGTATAATCTTTTTTCATTGTGTTATCGCCTCTCTATTTGGTTGTTTGGCTTGCCATCGTCAGCGGAAAAGTTGCCATCTTTCCCGGACGCCCTCGGAAGGGCGTTTCGGCTTAAAATCCCCCGTGTTCTCGTATATATTTTATGTGTTCGTCTAATGGTAATGGTTTATATACCTCTTTAGCATTTGGGTTTGGTCTGTATATATGCAATGTTTCGCCATCGTTCAGGATATAACAATCAACTATGCTGCCGTTTGAATGACCCTTGATTTTCTTTGCACTTTCTGGGATTTCTGAAAGACTCCAGAACCCGCCGTCGCATGGATTATCTAATTTCCTGTTTACTCTGTATTTTCTCCATGTTCCGCACTTCGGATTAAAAAACCATTGATTTTCTTCTTCCAGTTCAATTTCCAGCCCTGCAAAGTCAAGGAATCTTTCTAGTTGTTCCCAATTGCTAAATTCTGCAAAATACCATTGCCAGCCATCATGAATGATAATAGGGCTTCTGTGTCGCTCCGGATCGACGTTTTCAATTGTTGTAATATACATTTCAGACATTGTTTTTTACCTTTTGCCCTGCTATAATAAAGGCATCCTTTCATTTTTTTGATTGGTGCCGGTTCCGTGGTTGCTTGGTAGGCTTTGCGGAATCGGCTTTTTGTTTTCCTTTGTTGATATTATCATATCACTAATATTAGTGAATGTCAATGCTAAAATCACAAATATTTGAGAAAATTTTATTGACTTTTTCTGCACAAATGTTACTATATAATATATAGAAATCAGACAGGGGGAAAACGGATGCTACAATATAAAATAGATGTGATAAAAGAATTAAAAAATGTAGGGATAACGACCACAACGGCGAAAAATACAGGGATTTTTGGGCAAGCGACAATGAAAAAATTCCGGGAAAATGATACTACTATATCATTAGACAATCTGAACCGCCTTTGCGCCGTTCTGGAAATGCAGCCGCGGGATATATTAAAATATGTAGAAACGGACGAGGATAGAGAAAAATATATCTCAAAAATCAGTGAAAACTTTATTGAAAATCACAAAAAATAGTGATATTATATAATTGTCCCAAGGGAACAGAGGACAATACCCCGAAAGGGAGAAAGGAGGGTGAGAAGTGATTGACATTGACGAATTAAGAAAGATAAACAAGCCGGAAAATATAGCAGTAACAGAACACGCAAGAATTAGGCTGATTGAAAGAAATATAACAATGCAGGACGTTATAAAATGTATAGAAACAGGGGAAATAATAAAGCAATATGAAGATGATAAACCATTCCCTAGTTGTTTGATATTAGGCATATCTATAAACAATAGATATTTGCATATAGTGGTTAGTATGGATAATAGTTTTATACATTTAATAACGGCGTATTATCCTAATTTGGAACAATGGGAACCGGATTATAAGACCAGAAAGGGGCGTTAATATGAAATGTTTTAAATGTGGTGCGGGAATGGAGAAAAGCACAACAACAAGTGTAACTGATTTAGGGAATTGCCTTGTTATCGTTCGAAATGTGCCTTGCTATAAATGTTCTGAATGTGATGAAATTTTTTATACTGGTGATGTTGTGGAACGACTCGAAAAGATTATTGATACAGCTAAAAAAGTAATGCAGGAAATTTCAATCATCGATTACACAAAAGCGGCATAAAAAATAACCCCGGAGCAATCCGGGGATTTTTATGTCTAGCACTATATATAATACCAAATATGGTAAAAAAGTATTGACAAATCTATATATAGCGGTGTATTGTTGTGATTAACAGATAAAATAAATTAATACGATTAAATCCGCCCAATTCCCGGCGGTGTGAGAATGGACTCGGGAGGTCTTGCAGTGATGCAGGGCCTCTTTTTTTATTCCAGATCCAGAAGAAAGCGAGGTGTGATAGATGCAAAATACAGATATACAGACGATGGATACAACAGCGAATAAACTGGAGGTATATAGCGACAGCATAGAGGAATCTATATCTAATTATTGTATAGATCACAATCTTAAAACTGAGGATTTATATAAAATAGATCAGAGTAGATGGAATAGTGTTTTACTGTATGTATATAAACAGGTATTTAAACCTACACCAGATAATAACCCTAATTATAGATATAATGGTAAATCTAATATAGATTACAGTAACAAGGAGTTATTAAATAATATCTGCGATATATATATTAATCTCTGTTATGAATACAGTAAAGAAGTGTCTATCATGGGTTTTAGTAAACTGACAGGGATTAGTGTAGATACTATTTATGAATGGTTAAATGAGGGTACGGTTGAGCGTGGTTCGTCCGAGGTAGCGAAAAAGTTGAACGCAGAAAGGGAGGAGTCTTTAAGCGTCCGTTTAGTGTCTGGAAAGGGAAATCCAGTTGGTATATTGGGCATCTTAAACAGGCATTATGGGTGGAATATGGGACAGCCAAGAGGGCAGGAACAGAGGCAGACAGCCCCATCAATACCAGATATGGCCCGCAAATATGGCATAGATCAAGCGGATCAACGGCAGATCCCGAAGTTCCCAGAGGCTAAAGAGACAGATAATTGATTAAAGTGATTGATAATTAAACTCATATAGACGCCAGGAACATTAAAACAACAATATATTGTATGCGTAAACGATAGGACACAATATATAGATCGAAGTTATTCGGACAAATATTTATTTATCCGCTAAACTCTGAATCGATACATCAATCACTCAGGATCAGAGCGCATTTTTAGAAAGTGGATCGCTCCGGGGTGGGGGTCTGAGGGGCGAAGCCCCGGAGGGGTTAGGTGAGTGGGTCAACCACATAAAAAATAAAAAGGCCACATCAGAGGAGAGGATCTTATGACAGAAGAACAGTTTAAGGAAGCAAAAGAAAAGGTTAAGAAATACTCTGACATTCAGAGTTGCATCGATAGATTAAAGTTGGATAAATATCATATAAGTCGAGGAGTTATGTATATGACTGTTGCTCCATGTAAATCCGAGATTGACTGTTGCGGTAGGCATGAAGGGTTTCATAATGGACTAACAGATGCGATTTTGCAGTTCTATGATTGTGAGATTGAACGATTACAAAGGCAGTTGGAGGAATTGTGATGAGTGGAAAATGTTATGGGACATGTAAATATGGCATCTACAATGAGATGCAGGGCTATGTTTGCGTGAATGGAGATAGCGAGTATGTGGCTGATTTTGTCGAATATGGTCATACATGCGAAGACTGGGAAGGAGAAGACGATGACGAGCATAACTAGACTGTCCGAAAAATGTCGAAAATGTCCATTCGTTTCAAAGTGTTCTAGGAAACGTCTGGAAGCAAAAGGATACATAGAACCAAACTTTGCTATGTCGGCCGCAATACCAAGTGCTGCGGAAATGGTTCAGCCAATGGCGGTAAAACATAATTACCGGGATATTAAGATTGACAAGGACGCAACAATTACGATTGATTTGGAAGAGTTGAAGCGTCAATTAGAAAAAGATTTTTACAGGCAAATGGGAATAGGATTTTATCCGGGAGCGTGATGAGATGAACAAAGTGAGGATAATTAGTGATGAAGAAGAATTAATAAAAGCTGGAAAGAGTGTCAAAATTGATAAGACAAGGTGCTTTGTGAACAATGTGGAGATTCCGATGGTTATATCAGCAGATTTCCATGCTTCAGTTGATGAAGTTCCGGAGTTTAAGTTTAAAGTGGTGGGTAGGCCAGATATTGAGACATTTGGGATGGTCACTTTCGATTTTTCACCAGAGAATTTATCCGATGCCTGCCTGATCGTTTCCGAGGAACTGCAAAAACACAAAGATTTCTACAAGGCGTTTGTGGTAAGTGTCCAGACGGCACTTAAAGAAATACCAGCAAATGTTGAGATATGGACGAATGAACTGGCAGAAAAGATTGTTCGGAGAATAGCCGGGGAGGAATAGAAATGTACATGACATTAACTGAGGAACAGGCACAGGAAATCCGTAAATGCGGCATATCAGTGATTCAGTTCAAGAATGTAGCGAAAAAGGTTCGTCACTTTTTCAGATACACTTTTCCTGAGCTGATAGACATGGTTGTGAAAGACTTCAAGTTTGCGGTGCAAGTGATAACAGATGTTTTGGATGATATTCGGCTTGCGCTTGAGACTATTCACGGCACATGCAAATATCCTATATGTCGCAGATATAAATTTGTGAAATGTATGGAGAATCTTGGATATGATAAGCGAGAAGTGTGGAGAGCAACACGTTATACATGGCTTGCAAGAAGTAATTGTTAAGGAGGATCAGCATTATGGAAATGTTAAAAGGAGTTTTGATTACATTTGATGTAATTTTGATGATGATTTTCTTTGGAATTGCTGTTTATTCGGTAATACGGGCAAAGAAGAAAGATACGGCAACCGCAATTGTGTGTGGGATCGTTGGAGTTATAATCGCTTTGAACGAGGCTTTCATCTTTCTTGTGTAGTATGAAGTTGGTCTCATATGCCATTGCATAGCGTTGGCATGAAGAGTTGGAATAAATATGCCGGAAAAGAAAATGCTTGTGAAAAGGGTGCATCAAGTAGCAAGTACCGCACACGTCACTAAATACCATACCGGCGTGTCACCTTGTATGAGGGCGTGTGCAAATATGTTTCCGCTTACAATTACGCTGTCTGTTTACAGGCGGTCTATGGTTGGGGTGGATAATTGGGGAGGTAGCTAAATTGGCAGAGCACTGAAAGCCGGATGTAACTATGTGCAGAAGATACTGGTTCGAGTCCAGTCCTCCCATTTTCCCACTAAACAGGATATGCGACCTACTAGCTAAATCCTGTAAAAAACTTTTCCAGAGATCAAGGCCACAGGACTTAAGGAGTAGTAAGCAGTCAATTCTGGAAAGTCCCCGGAAGTATAATATTGAGCCTCTAAGAGGACAAGTGGTTTTATAACGGGATACACGCACGGTAGCAAGGAAATTAAGATATACGCATTCATGTCGATTTCAAAATGGATTCACTCTCAATGTTCTTTTCAACAGTCCGGAAAGCAAATTTTGTGCGTGGGTTTGCTTTCCAGACATATCGCATTGATGCACGGTCAATGTACGGGGTTATCGGTTAAATAGCACATCGCACAAGTATAGTGCCGCCGAGAGTTCTTGATGGAATGGCGAAAAGGCGTAAAAACAAAACCATCTGCGGAGCGACCGCATAAAAAACAACCAACGGGTACTCTGGCGAGTCGTTGTAAACAAGAACCAGATAGTGCCAAGCATGACACGAAAAACATCAATGCAAGCCGGGGTAACCGGCTTATCGGAACATAGCGCAATGGTAGAGCGCACGGCTTATATCCGGGTGGTTGTAGGTTCGAGTCCTGCTGTTCCAATTTTGAACTTTGATAATTGAATATTGATGGTTGGGATGGTATAATTTTCTCATAAAAATAGGGAGGAGATTATATGTCACAAAATATAATTAGATATGAAGCACCGGGATTTATAGAAATGAAAACCGAGAGCAATGAGGTTAAAAAATACGATCCAGATTGTTCTCATACTGTGTTTTTGGTTCAAAAAGCGTATAAGCCTGGAGAAACAATAAAAATTGATGTTGATACCAACGAGTATGCAGTTGAAGGCGAATATGAAATCATATGGGAAGTAAATCTTAACTCCATAAAAGGTGGAAAACATTATGAATATTGCTTCACTACCCAAGACATCGGAAAGCGCTTTAGAATAGCTTGCAAAATTGTTTCCCTAAAAAATAATTGGCATAGACATGGAAATTACGACGATTCAATAGATGCCTATATAAATGTTATTCCGGAATAATTGTTCACCAACCATCAAATATTCGGTGGTTGGTTTTTTATTGCCTGAAAGTGAGGATAGAGGATGAATCCTGTTAGATTTCCAGAACATAATAGTGTATTTCGTCATCCTGATTGTTCAGACCTGCCAGCTCTTCATATTCACAATGAGAAGTTCGACACAGATGAGGTGGTCTCCTGTTGGGAGTTTACCGATGAAGAACTGGTGCAGATTTTGAAGGATGTGCAGGACGGTAAACGTCCGCAGATATTCTTGTCAGTGATTGGCGGTCAGCCGCCGGTGGCACTGAATATGAGAGGTGAAAAGAATGAGTGATTTGAGAATATTTACAAATAATATTGAACCAGAAGCCTTGAGTCAGATTTACACGCTGATTAAGCAGCCTGCATTTGCGGACTGCAAAGTGCGTATCATGCCAGATGTACATGCCGGAAAAGGATGTGTGATAGGATTTACTGCTGATTTGGGAGGTAAAGTGATTCCGAACATAGTCGGCGTGGACATTGGATGTGGGATGTTGTGCTGCGAAATCGGTAAAACTGATATTGATTTTGCACGATTGGATTCCGTTATCAGAGAACATGTACCGGCAGGACGGGCAGTAAGGGATGAAGAAATTCCGTTTGCACAGTTTGATGATTTGTATTGCAAAGGCCAGTTAAAGAATGTGGACTGGCTAAAACACAGTCTTGGGACGCTCGGAGGAGGAAATCATTTTGCCGAAGTAGATGAGGATTCAGACGGCACAAAGTACCTTGTTATTCACACCGGCAGCAGGAATTTAGGTAAGCAAGTAGCAGAGATTTATCAGCAAATGGCTATTGATGATATGCAAGGATTGAATAAACTGGCAGAGGAAAGCCAAAAGCTGATTGAGGAATACAAAGCGTCTGGGAGACAGAAAGATATTCAGAAAGGACTTTCCGAACTGAAAAGAAAGTGGCAGCCGGATAAGTTGAATATCCCAAAAGAGCTTTGCTATCTTACTGGCGAACATAGAGAAATGTATATGCATGACATGAAAATTTGTCAGGAGTTCGCAAGAATTAACAGGAGAGCGATACAGGATATTATATTTTATTATATGGGATGGACGTTTTCGAGAAGCACGATGGAACGATTTCAGACAATCCATAATTATATCGACCATGACACCAACATTGTCCGCAAAGGTGCGATTTCAGCAAAGGCAGGAGAAAAACTGCTTATCCCGATAAACATGCGAGACGGCTGTATCATTGGCATTGGAAAAGGAAACGAGGACTGGAACTGTTCGGCACCGCATGGAGCCGGACGCATTATGAGCCGTTCAAAGGCGAAGGAGAATGTCCCACTGGAGGAATATCAGGAATCCATGAGGGGAATTTACACAACCTCAGTCAATCAGTCTACGATTGATGAAAGTCCTATGGCATATAAGCCAATGGGTGAAATTATTGAAAATATCAAAGATACTGTTGAAATCTTAAAGATTATCAAGCCGGTATACAATTTTAAGGCGAGTGAGTAAGCATGGGAGAAATTAAAAACGGCTGGTATTACTGCCCCCACGGGCACAAAACAGCACAGAAAATAGAGAAAAATTCAAACATGGAAAATACGCCGATTTACTGCAAGCATTGTAGACGGGCGTATTATCCGATGATTAAAGATGGGAGTGTTCAAAGCTATGGAAGCACAAGGAAAGTTAATGGTTAAGTGTAAAATATGTGGACGAGGCTTTCCACCTAACATTGAATCGCATTATAAGGTCAGAGATATAGAGGTAACAGGGCTGTCCACGATTAACAGAAAAGAAGAGGTTAAGCATTATGACGCTTTTGACTGTCCGTATTGTGGGTGCCAAGTAATAGCACAGGAGCGAAAACATAGTATTAAATAATTATAGAGCCAGAGCTAACGAGCCAGAGCCGATTAACCTGTAAAAGATTACAGGTTGTCGGCTCTTTTTTTGTTTAAGGAGAGATTTCAGTGATTTCAGGTAGGAACAAAAGAATTATCAATGCGATACAAAAACTGAATCCAGAATACGAAACGCTCAATGACCTCTTTGGCATGGCACGGGCTGTATATGAAGAGGACAATGCGGAACTTCCGTACTGCTTGAAACTGACAAAGTACGTGAAGGACATGCTTGTGTGTCTGTCGCCGGCGGATAATCTGAATGAGCTGTACTGGAATGTGCTTCACTGGGAAGCGCCGTTCCTGTTTGAGAGTTTCCTTCTGTATATGGAGAAAAACAGACCATTTAGGAAGAAATTCTATGAGCCCAGGGCGAAAACACTGAAAGTAGTTGTGGATGATCTTCAGGACTTGGAAGATGGCGTGATTGAATTTTATGGATTGTCCATGCCACCACGAGTCGGAAAGTCAACGATCTGTATCTTTTTCTTTGCATGGATTTGCGGAAAGCGTCCAGCCAGTCACAACGCTATGAGTGGACACAGTGGCATTCTGGCAGACAGATTCTATAACGACATCATAAAACTGACGGACAATGAGGAATACACATTCCATGAGATTTTCCCGGATGTACGCCTTGTGAGTAAATCTTCTGAAAAGAATGAACTGTTCTATGACGATGTAGAGAGCTTTGCCACCGTAACGTGCCGTGGTATTGACGGAACATGGACGGGTGCTGTTGATATAAGCGGTGATGGTTATCTGTATGTGGATGACCTTGTGAGGGACCGTAAGGAGTCATTAAGTCCACGGCGGCTTGAAGGACGCTATCAAGATTACCTCAATATTCTTGTTGACCGTAAGAACGATGGTTCTAAAGAGCTGATGGTCGGAACCCGGTGGAATGTGATGGACCCGCTTGGTCGGGTAGAGAAAGAGTTTAAGAATGACCCTCGCTATCGTTTCCGAAAGATACCAGCTCTGAATGAACAGGGAGAATCTAACTTTGATTATCCAGTAAAGGGCTTCTCCACAAAATATTATCAAGACATGAAAAAGAAACTTGATAAGAACGAGTGGGAGGCGAAATTCATGCAGAACCCGTTTGTCAGAGAAGGTCTGTTATTCCCAGAAGGCTCATTACGGTATTACAACGGGGTGCTGCCTGAAGGAGATCACAGAGTGGCTTCTGCCTGCGATGTGGCATGGGGTGGCGGTGACAGCTTGTCAATGCCGGTTGGCTATGAATATGAGAACAAGGATGTTTATATTCCATCCTGGATATTCAACAAAGGGAAGAAAGAAGCTACATTGCCACTTGTTGTTGGGAAAATCATGGGAGAGAAGATTCGTCAAATCCAGTTTGAGGGAAACAACGGTGGGGATATGTACCGCAAGTATGTTGATGAGAAATTACAGGAGATGGGCTATAAGTGTAGCTGCACTGATAAGAAAGCGCCGGGAAACATGGAGAAAATGGCGAAGATTATCGCCTATTCCGGGTATATACAGCAACATTTCGTTTTTCTTGAACCAAACTTGCAGGACGAAGAATACAGCGAAGCAATGGACGAGCTGTGTATGACTGTACAGATCGGGCAGAATGAGCATGACGATGCCGCAGACGGGCTGACACAGCTTGCAATGGCACTTGAAGGTGAATTATATGCTCAGTGTGAAGCGATGGAGAGGCCGTTTTAGGAGGCATTTATGAGAGAAGAATCTTATGATATTGGTGGTTATCAACGACTGGCAGTGGCAGTTGTAAAACAGGCTGTTACAGATTATGAAATTGCGCTGAAAAAGCTGAAACGTAACAGAAAAGATATATGGGCATCACAGATGCGTAATGATTGTGAGCGATTTTTTGAAGACGAAATATCAATGTATACAGATATTGATGGGAAAGCGATTATGAGCGCAATCAAAAAGAGAGTAGGGTGGTAAGCATGGATAGATCTATCTTTTCAAGGTACAAGCGGAATAAAAGAGAGCTTGTCCTTCTTGAAAAAGCTATTGAGAAACTTGAAAATCGTTTGGAAGATGTACCAATCGTAAACGGAAAAGTTTCTGGATCATCAAAGAATTTTCCGTATATTGAGACTCATATGACCGTACAGATGGCAGAGCCAAAAGCGGCAGATGAGATAAGCGCAAGATTAAGAGATAAGGTAGTGCGAAGGGATGCTGTCCTGAAGGAAGTTGCTGAAGTGGAAGCATTTATTTCTAAGATGCCGGATGGAGAAAAGAAAGAAATTTTCAGTATGTTTTATCTGGATGGGGTTTCGCAAAGGGAGATTGCAGATAGTGTTGGCTATACGCAAGCGAGGGTATCACAGATCATAAACACGGTCTAAAAAGATTTATCACATTTATATTTTAGGTGTGGTATCATTATAATGAGAAATCAGACAAGAAGCCTTGTGCGATTAATTTCGCATGGGGCCTTTTTGATGCGGAAAGTGGGTGAGCAGGTGGCAAGTTTATGGCATGAGAACAGAAAAGCCTTTCACAAAGTCTGTCGCGGGCATTATGGGCGAAAGGTGATATACAGCAATGTAAGAGAGGTTAATCGGGCAAATGTCCTTACAGTAAGGGGAAGTGCGATGACGATTCATAACCAGAACCGTAGAGAGATTGATTACCTGTATCACTATGTTGCCGGAGATCAACCGATTCTGTATCGGACAAAGGATGTTCGCCCAGAAATCAAGAATGATGTGGTTGAAAATCACGCTTTGGAAGTTGTGCGGTTTATGACCGCCCAGACCTACGGCGAACCTATTCAGTATGTAAGCACGAAGGATAAGCAAGGATTATCTGGCGAGATTGACAAGCTGAATGATTACATGAGGGTGCTTGATAAATCATTCTACGATATCCAAATTGGAGACTGGCAGAGCACTTGCGGTACAGCTTATCGGGAAGTGTGGAGCAAGCGCCGGGATGAACTGGAAAAGAATGAACCGGCAATGGGGATTGACTGTGCTGACCCACGGGACAACTTCATTGTGTATTCTTCAAGGCATGGACACAAAGCTCTTGCTTCGTTTTCCCGGTGTTGGGATGAGAATGACGAAGAGTATTGGCTGTGTACGACACCGAAAAGAGTATTTGAGATAAAAGGTGAGAAGATTGTAAGCGATACACCGAACGGGCATGGGCGAATCCTTCTTGTGGAATATCCGAACAATGTGCGGAGGCTGTCTGATATAGAAATCACCATCACAATGACAGATGCTATTAATCAGATTCAGTCAAACCGTGTAGATGGGATAGAGCAGTTTGTACAGGCTTTTGTGAAGTTTGTAAACTGTGAGATTGATGAAGATACGTTCCTTAGGATGTGTAAGATTGGGGCTTTGAAAGTAAAAACAGTGAATCCTTCATTCCCGGCGGACGTTGGCATGGTATCTTCACAGCTTGATCAGCAGCAGACGCAGACCTCAAAGGACGACCTCTACAAGAATTTCCTCATCATTCAAGGGATGCCATCTAGAGAGCAGAATACCGGCGGTGATACTGGACAGGCAGTGTACTTAAGAAATGGCTGGGATTTCGCCGAGCAGAGAGCAAAGATTGATGAACCTGTTACTATCAAGGCAGAAAAAGAGTTCCTTCGGATTGCGCTGAACATTCTTAAGACGAAGCAGCAGATTTCCGAGGAACTGACCATCTCCGATATTGACGTCAAGATTACTCGGAATAATACGGACAATATGCTTGTTAAATCGCAGGCATTGATTTATCTGCTTGAAAAAGGGATTCATCCGAAGATTGCAATACGAACCGTTGGACTCTGGAGCGACCCGGAAAAAGTTTATCTGGAATCTAAGCCGTATCTGGATGCCAAGTATAAGGTTTCGGAGGATGACCTAGAAACGCAGACAAAGCAAGCAGAACTGTTCGTGAAGTACCTCAATGCCGGGTTCTCCCCGGAAGAAGCCGGAGAAAAATCTGGTATGGGAAAGGTTGACGCTTCAAAAAACCCAAGTTTTCAGAAGTGGTCGTATGATGGCGGAGACGGCGAGGAATAGTGGATGTATGAGTACATAGGCGAAAATATAGAAAAGGTGAAGAAGCAAACACAGGCGGCGTTCAACAATTTCAGGCTGACTGTGTTGAAATTCGATGAGCTTAATGTGATGAGCGTTAAGACGGAAACAGAAAGCCTTTTCAAGAAATTGAAGCGGCAGAGCGATAAGTTCTACTCTGGTCTGATTGAATATCTGGCAGAACAGAACGGATTTGAAGCTGATAAGTATGATCTGGATGAACTGCTGGCGACATACAGCAGAACACTTCTGTATGCTTTCTCATCAGAGATGGAACGTAAACAATCTCGGTACTTTGAAACAATTTTGTCCATTGGAGATTTGTCAGACCCGGAAATTCTGGTTCAGCAGAAAAAGAATGTCCGAAACTGGAATATGCAGGTAGAAGAATTTGCAGTAGATATGGAGAGGACGATTTTTCTTAGGGAATTGCAAGATTCCGGCGTGAAGCGAGTCCAATGGGTAACGGCACAGGATGACAAGGTGTGTGCTGAATGCGCTGACTTGAATGGAAGAGTATTCGAGATAGGCAATGTGCCACGCAGACCACATATTGGCTGCCGGTGCTGGCTGAAGGGAGTTTAGAGATGATTCATAAAACAAACACTGTGAAATCACAGAGGAGTCGGGATGACCCAGCGAAAGAAAAGAAACCAAGAAAACCAAGTTATCTGAAAGACAGAAAGACTTCAAGCGGTGTCACGTTTGGAGTGTAACTGTCTTTTTATTTTGCAAGTTCGAGCGTAAGAGGACAGGAACTATACGGAGCGCACCGTGTTAAAAAAGTGTATGTTCTGAAAGAAAAGGAGAAATCGAAATGACAAGAGAAGATATCAAAAAGAGCTTTCCGGATGCTACGGAAGAGCAGATTACGGCGATTCTGAATATCAACGGGAATGATGTGAAGGCATGGAAAGATAAGGTGCCGAAAAAAGCAGATTATGATGAACTGGTTCGTAAGGCTAAAGAGTATGACAAGTTAGAAGAAGCCGGTTTGACAGACGAAGAGAAAGTGCAGAAAGCCTTAAGAGAAGCGGAGGATGCAAAAGCCGACTTTGCGAAAAAAACAAATAGACTGGATGCAGAAAAAATTCTCGTAGCCGCAGGACTGGCAGAGGAGGATTACAAGGATTTGATTGACGGCATTGTGTCTGATGATGCAGATACAACAAAGTCAATGGCAACAAACCTTGCAAATCTGATTACAAAACAGAAAGAATCAGCAGTCCAGAAAACCAAGGAAGAGCTTATGGATGGAACAAATACGCCGGGAGGTTCTGGCGGTGGCGGGGGAGCTGATGACAAGACAGACGCAGAGAAATTTGCGGAGTCTTTGGTAAAAGATAAAGGATCTGATGCGGAAAGCGCAGAGGACATTATCGGAAATTACAAGTAGGAGGTATGAGATTATGGCTATTCAGGCTATGGGTAACGAAAATATTACAGTGGCGGATGAGGTGAATATACTGAAACGACCGGGATTTGAAGCGATTCCGATTACACTTGATTCTACAGCATTTAGGGATGGTGTTTGCAAGGCAGGGGCGCCGATTGGTGCAGGTGGAGTGATTAAGAACGATAAGAATTGTATCGGAATCCTGCTTCACGACGTGCCACAGACAAGACCGCAGGGGACAATCCTGAAAAAAGCATATGTCCGCAATGATGTGATTACGAAACATTACGGAACGGCTATTGCCGATGCGGCAAAAACAGCACTTCCTATGATCGTGTTTGAATAAGGGAGGTAAAGAAACGATGATTAACCTGAACGAAGTATATGATTCAGCGGCCATTGCCGTATATACGAAAAATGACAAGAGTAACAGCATTCCAGATCTTGGTCTGGCGTTCTGGCCGAACAAAAGAAAGACATCTATTGATCTAAAATGGATTAAAACAGCGAATGGGCTGCCGGTGTCTCTTGCTCCGAGTAACTTTGATGCGAAGGCTACTATCCGGGCAAGAAAAGGATTCGGCATCAACAAACAGGAAATGGCGTTCTTCCGTGAAGCAATGGTTGTTTCCGAACATGACAGAATCGAGCTGGCGAAGCTGTCTGACATGACATCTCCGTTTGTGAAAGATGTTGTCAACAATATTTTCAATGACACAAAGACACTGGTGGATGGTGCAAATGTTGTTCCTGAAAGAATGAGGATGCAGCTCCTGTTCCCAGAGGCTGACGGCCCATCTATCTACATTTCCAGTGATGGAGTGGTGTATCAGTATAATTATGATGCTGATGGTCAGTGGGCGAAGAACAACAGAAAGGTTTTGAGTGGGACAAGACTGTGGGCGAATCCAGAGACGGCGAAACCTCTTGATGATATTGCGAAAATCATCGAGGATGCAAATGAGCCGATTAAATACCTGGTAATGTCCCAGGCAGAGCTTACGCTTCTGAAGAACTGCAAGCAGGTACAGCAGGCGATTCTTGCGCAGAATCCAACTGCAAATGTTTATATGACAAGCCAGCTTGTGAAGAACCTGATTTCCGACCTGCATCCGGGTGTGGAAGTTGTTGTATACAAGAAAAAATACAAGGATGAAGCAGGGGTTACACATCCGTTTGTGCCAGATGGATTTGTGACATTTGTACCTGAAGGAAATCTCGGAAACACATGGTTTGGTATGACTCCGGAAGAACTGGCGAAGATGGAAGCGAAGGATATTGATGTGACGATTCTTCCGTCTGGTGTGGCTGTCGCAGTAGTTACTACATATGATTCCACTATGCAGACAATGACGGTTGTTGCGGAAACACTTCTTCCGTCTTATGAAAGAATGGATTCTGTGTACCTTCTGGAAACAGGAACTGTAGATGATGCTACAGATGGTGAAATCGGAGAACTGGATGTAACAAGTGGTGCAAGTGCTTCAGAAATGGGAAAAACAGCAATCACTGTTGATCCGGAACTTACGGAAGGAAATTCTTACCGCTATAAGGTAGGAAACAATGTGACCATTCCGGAATACGGAGCAAACGTACGGATGTACAGTGCATGGAACGGCGAAGATGAAATCACAGCAGAAACAGGCAAGAAGATTCTGATCGTAGAGTGTGATGAATCATACGGAGCTGTGAAAGCCGGAATTGCCACGGTAACAGCGAAAGATTCATAGGAGTGATAGATCATGGATATTCAGGGTGAAGTATATGCGGATTTGGTGTCTGAACTGAATCTAACAAAAGAGAATGATAAGTCGGCTATGCTTGTGAAAGTGAAAAATGCTGTCCGGGAGGTGAGGAACCGGCGGAGTTATCCGTCGCACTTCACCGAGGAGGACATTCAGAAAGACCTTGGTGTACTTTACTCGAATATCCGTGGACTGGCTCTATACGATTATAACCAGATTGGAGCAGAAGGGCAGAGCGCCCATTCATCAAATGGAACATCGAGGACATGGAAAGACAGAGAGGATTGTCTGAAAGGAGTTTTTGCATGGGCAGGATTCTGAAAAGAAAGGTTCGGTGATCCAATATCTCCCGGCGGCAGGGTAAAGCCGCAATTTAGTCTTAGGCTAGTCATTGATTAGTCATAGGATTAGTCAAAGAAGATTGTGCGTGGTGAGAACCGCAGGGTGCGTTCGGTATTGGTGGTGGGAAGAGCGTAAAATCTCGTTTAAAATTATTCTCTTTTATCGTATAATAGCGGTGAAAGGAGAGTGAAGGAGATGTGTTCAATAATATATGATCTTATCATTGGATTGGTGACAGGAGGTCTGTCTGGAGGGTTTAGTGGATGGTTGGTAACAAAGTATTATCGCAAACAGGATGACAAGAGAGAAGGCGTTGCGTATATTCGTAATTTAAAAAGGAGAATTAGGTGTATACGAAATATGCTTGTGTTAATGAAAAATTGTGATGATGATGAACAGCGTATGCAGTACTTATCTGATATTGAGCATGAATTAGACGATGAATTGGCTTATGAAGAGAGATTTGGATTAGATGATCAGAACAAAAAATTTTCTGATGAATGTGGACAGTGCTTAAAAAATCTAAAGGATGACCTTAAACAATATCGTACAGATAAAAGTACTATTGCAAATCTTGAAAAAACAAAACATCCTGATGTTTCATCATCGGAATTATTGGCCCTAAAAACGAAAAACAAGAGTTCTTATGAAAATTTATGTGGGTATGCTTCAGTATTACAAGATGTGATTTTGAAGTATTTTTAAGGGAGTAATATGCGTTCATTAAAGAAAAACCAACGACAGCTCTGGTACGCATTGTACCGAGACAAGATTCCTATTGTGGATGAAAATGGAGACGAGACCGGGGATTATACGGCAGGGTATAGTCCGCCGGTTTCTTTTTATGCCAATTTATCACCGGGGAAAGGTTCAGCGCAGGCGGCAGTATTCGGAACAGATATAGACTTTACACGGTCTATATCAACAACGGATATGGACTTGCCGATTACCGAGACATCCCTTGTCTGGTATGAGACAGAGCCGGTTCTTCTGGAAGATGGGACGGCAGACCCGGATTCAGCAGATTATGAGGTGGCGGCGCCTCCGGCAGATGGTCTGAATGAACTGGTGATTGCATTGAAAGCGAGGGCGAAGAACGCCCAGTAAGGAGAGAACATGAAGAAATTATTTATTTCACAGCCTGTGAAAGGCAAGTCAGACGAAGATATTCTGAAAGAAAGAGATACAGCAATCAGGAAAGCAGAAGCGGTAGTTGGAGAACCCGTGGAAGTGATTGATTCATTTTTCCAGAACGCACCGGCAGACGCAAGACCCCTGTGGTTTCTTGGAAAGTCACTGGAACTGCTGTCTACTGCTGATGTAGCCTATTTCGCACCGGGATGGGATGAAGCCCGTGGGTGCAAAATTGAGCATATGTGTGCCGTAGAATACGGGATTGACCGTATTGAAGAGTAGCTATGCAAAGGTATAAAACGGGTTTATCCGCAAAAGGCTTCCGTGACCTTGCGAAGAAAGTCCGAGAGTATCGTAAGAGCCTGCCGGATAAGTGTGAAGAGTTCGCTTATCGGTTGGCAGAAGAGGGTGTGGCAATCGCCCAGTTAAAGATACTTAGCTTTGACGCTGTGATGACCGGGGAGCTTCTGAACAGTATGAATCTGGAGCCAGGAGACATTGTTTCCAATGGAGCTTCCTATTATATATACACGGATTGTGATTGGGCGGCTTTCGTTGAGTTTGGGACAGGCGTTGTCGGAAAGTCAAATCCTCATCCAGATACAGGGCTTGCGAATTGGAAGTATGATACCAATAATCACGGAGAAGCCGGGTGGTGGTACTTCAATGATGGAGAATGGCACTGGACAAAAGGTATGCCGTCTCGTCCGTTCATGTATGAGACAGCACAGGAGTTGCGGGATATGAGCGTGATAATGAACATTGCAAAGGATGTGTTTGGAAGTGATTAATGTTGAGAACAGGGTGCTTACCAATGTAAAGACCTATATTTCTGATGTTTGTCAGACCGTGCAGAATGACAACACGAAATTCCCCATTTCATTCCCAGCAGTCAGTGTGGAGCAGATTGACAACCCGGACACGGCGGTTGATTTGGAGAACACTGAAAATGCGGTGGTTTCCATGATTGAGATTCAGTCGTTTTCCAACAAGAATATCACGGAAGCTAAGACGATCATCAATAAAGCCTGCGACGCTATGAGAATCATGGGCTATGAGCGGAAGTATGGTCCGTCAAAGGTCACGAACGCCGCGGACACCAATATCTATCGCATGGTGGCAAGGTTCCGTAGAATCGTGTCATCGGTGGATGAAATAGAGAAGTTTGAAACCAAGGGAGCTTAACAGCTCTCTTTTATTATGCACCGGCTACTGCAAGAGGTAGTCGCTAACCGGCAGGAGTTAGCCGGTAGAAAGGATGGAAATATTATGGCAGGTGGAAGAAGTACAATTAATACCGTACTGAAATCAGGAGCAACAGCGAGTGCGCTGACAAAGCTGTGCAGAATTAAATCATATCCGCAGCTTGGTGGAGAACCGGAGCAGATCGAAACCACGGACATGGAAGACAAAATGCAGACCTTTGTAGAGGGTGTGCAGTCGTCTGATGCTATGCAGTTTACAATCAACTACGAGAAAGATTCTTATGATGCAATCAAGGAAAGGATTGAGACAGACAAATTCTTTCAGCTTGAATTTGGAACGAATGGCATTGATGGTATCTTCTCATGGCAGGGGAAGATCTCTGTGTTCGTAAACGAAGGTGAGGTAAACGGCGTACGTGAAGCAACGATTACTATCACCCGTTCTACGGAGGTTTTTGACGAAGCGGCGTCCGAAGCGTTTGGATCAGGCTCATGATACGGATGGTCTGGGATAACAAAGCGTGAGGAGCGGTCATAAGACTGCTCCTCGTATAATAAGTGTATAGCCAATAGAAATAGATGGTTATGCACTTATTCTTTC